AAAACAGATAGCTATTATTATGATCCTGTTACAGAAATAACAACAGATGTGCAACCTGTATATGATTTAAATGTACCTAATGGTTCTATGTTTGTAGCGAATGGTATGACTAACCATAACACAACAATATCTGCTTGTATAGCTGCATATGAAACATATAAGCTGATAAAGAAGACTGACCCACAAGCATATTATGGTCTACCTGCTAGTAATAATATTCAAATTATCTCTGTAGCTACAGATAAAGACCAAGCAGGGTTATTATATAATGAGGTTTCAGGTCACTTTCGCAACTGTTTTGCTTATGATACAGAAATCATAACTGATCAAGGAGTTAAAAAGATTGGTGATGTGGCAGGTACAGAACAAATCCTTTTAACTAGAGATGGTTCATGGGTTAAAGCACCAATACGATCTTTTGGTAAGCAAAAGTTATATAAGTTAACTTTAATGAGACAAGGCGTAGATAAAGTTATTTATACAACAGAAAATCATAGGTGGTATGCTAGAGATGCAAGAGCTAGGTATAAAGGCAAAGGGTTTATAGAATTTAAAACATCTGAGTTGAGAAAAGATAAGCATAGACTCCAATCCGTATTCGGAAGAAGTTTTAAAAATAGAATAGACCCATCACCTTTTGGTATTGCACATGGATTCACTTATGGTGATGGTAGTACAAATAAAGGAGATAGGAATGCAAATGAAGTGCATTTAATCGGGGATAAGGATAAAGCATTATTACCTTATTTCTCTATGTGTCCTATTAAAGAAAAACCATATATCAACGGTATTAAAGCATCTGCTTTACCTAATTTCTTTAGAGAATTACCATCTATAAATGAAAATAAGAGCTACCTATTAGGATGGTTAATGGGGTATTTTGCAGCAGATGGTTGTGCTAGTAATGGGCAAATAGACATCTCTAGCATAGATAAAAAGAATATAGAGTTTTTTAGGGATGTCTGTATCTTACTAGGCATAGGAACATACGATATTAGAACAGAGACGAGAATGTCGAATCTTAATAATAAAGAGTTTACTATGTATCGTATGAAACTTATGAGACAGACCCTAGATGAATCTTTCTTTATAATAGAAAAGCATAAGCAAGAGTATATCGAAGCTGGTGCTAGTGATGTTAAGAGAAAGGTTATAGAGTGGGCAGTAAAAGATATAGAGGAAACAGATCGTTTTGAAGAAGTATATTGTGCAACAGTAGAGGGACATGGTAATTTCACTTTAGATGGAAATATTGTAACTGGAAATTGTGCTTTTTTTGGACCTTACACAGCAAATAACACACAATCATATGCTCGCTTTCAAACACCTAAAGATGTAGAAAGATATGGTAGATATATAGAAGACCCGACAGCTAAAGCTACATTGAAAGTGACCTTTAGGTCTTGTGTTGCTAAAGGGCTTCGTGGTGCTGGTAATATTTGTGTGATCATGGATGAAATCGCCCACTTTACTGAAACAGGTCAAAGTGGTGCAGAAGAAGTCTATAATGCTGTTGTTCCTTCTACATCAGCTTACTCACCTAAAGACCCCACTGATCGTAGAATCCCTGTCGGTCCCGTAGAAGGTCGTGTTATATCTATTTCATCTCCTTTAGGTAAACAAGGTCTATTCTATAAATTATTTCAAATCGGTATGCAAGGCGGTAAAGCTTCTAGTAATATGCTTTGTGTTCAAGCTCCTACATGGGAAGTAAACCCAACAGTCCCTGCTACCGAATTTGAAAAACACTATTTAAAGAACCCTACAGTATTCTTTACAGAATACGGTGGTGAATTTACAGATAGAACTAGAGGGTGGATAGAAGATAGTAAAGATTTACTTAAATGTGTAAATCCTAAGAGAACAGCAGTAGATAGGGGTATAGCTAAGAAACCTCATTTTGTAGGTATAGACTTAGCTTTAGTAGGTGACGGTACTGCTATTGCTATAGGTCATGTCGAAGATGATAAGATCGTGTTAGATAAGATAGATATGATTAAAGCAGGTGAGGGTAGATTTGCTGGTAAAGAGAGATTAGATTTTGATGATGTAGCAGATTGGGTATTAGACTACACAAAGAAATTTTATATCTCAGAAGGGATATTTGACCAATGGGCAGGTATACCATTTGAACAAGCCTTACAGAAGAGAGGTTTAAGTCAGATGAAGACAGTTAATATGACTAAGCAAATAACAAGTCAGATGTTTCAAAATTTCAAAGATATGATGTGGGATGAGAGATTAGATTTATATGACAAACCTAATGCTGAGAACACTAACCAGCATGAAGCATATTTAAATGAATTGATGGAGTTACAATCGACAGTACATAGTAAGAATTTAATCACAGTAGAAGCACCACAAGTAGAAGGTAAGCATGACGATATGAGTGATGCTTTAGTAAGAATGGTATGGATAGCTAGTCAGAATGTAGGTAAACAGAAAACGATGTATACAGCTGGAGGTAGTGGACTTGGTGGAATGTATAGTCCTAAAAGAGGAGGGGATATATACTTTGGGAGGAATCCTTTAATGAATAGTAGTACTGGTAGGGTAGCACCTAAACTACCAACATCAAGGGGTGGTAGTTTAAGGGATAGGATAATGGGTAAAAGGTAAATCATTTATAATAGATATATGGTATATTATAAACATAAAGGTGGTAAAATGAAACCAAGAGAATTAAGTACAGCATATGAAAGAGTAATCTCAAGAATTTTAGAAATAAGCTATGATGGTAAGAAAGACAACATAAATCTTATACAGAGCATAGAAAAGATGTATAGTTTAAAGGGTGGGTCATGGGCAAAGTTCTTTAGAGGAGATGCTGCTCATGCTTCCTTATTAAAACAATGTGCTAAGAAACTGGTTAAAGCTGAAGAGGAAATAAATGACAGAAGAAGAAAAGCCCAAAACAGTCAGTAAAGTAAATACTAAATCAAAGGCAAAAGTAAAGCCTGTGAGGAAATTGACAGCTTCTGAAATGAAGTCCAGAGTAAAAGTAGCTATGGCAACAGCACCTATGTTAGGTGGTGGTGGTAATTTTTATTCACCAGAGCTTTCAACAGACTTTCTTGAATTACCTCAATCATTAGATGAACAACGGAACTTCTACCGGTTCTTTTATAGAACTGATCCTTTTGTAGGTCAAGCGATTGACCTACATACAGAATTACCTTTATCTAAAATTAGATTAGGTATGCCTGTAGCTAAGAATAAAGAAATTGCTCGTAAAGCATTATCTTTTTGTGAGAAATGGGCAAAGAGAGTGGGACTCTTACATAGACTTATTGAAATTATCCATGAGTACAATTTATTAGGTGAGGTGTTTGTATTTTGTGAGGATAACAACCCTGATATGCCTAAAGAAGTAACTCATTACAGGGTTACAAAGACGAAGAAAAAAGGTGCTGAAGAGAAAAAGAAGCAAGAACCTGCTAAGACTGAATCCCCTAAAAATGAAAATACTAAGACAGAAACTCCTAAAGCTAAAGAAGAAATTAAAAAATCAGAAACTCCTAAAACAAATAAGCCTAAAGCTAAACCTAAAGAAGAGGAAGATGACGATGAAATTAAAATGACTTCTGATGAGGTCGAAGAAGAACAAGAGGAACAAGAAGAAGAATGGGAAGAAGTAGAAGAATACTGGAAAGAAAAAGAAAATGCTCATGAAGAAGCATATGCTTGGTTAAAGAAGAATTATAAGGGTTGGACTGCTGTTCGTATTCTTCCACCAGAACAAGTACATATGGAGTCATTCCCTTTTACAGATGAAAAGATTATAGAACTTATTCCGGATAGTAAGACTAGAGATATTGTAGAGAGAGCTACCTTAGATGATCCCGATGCTTTGAGAATAGCTCAATCTATGCCACCTGATGTTGTAGAAGCTATTCGTGAGGGTCGTAATATTGCTTTAAATACTGATCCAGAATTAGGTAGCTTTGTATTCTTCATGGCAAGAAAGAAATCTCAATATGAACCTCGTGGACATAGTGTATTAGAAAGATGTCTCAGAATTTTAATCTTTAGAGATAAATTAAGACAAGCACAAACAAGTATTGCTTCAAGACATATGACACCTATTCGTTTAGTTTATGCAGAAGATATGGATGCTATGGATGTTGAAGCATTAAGAGACCAAGTA